CGACCTTAGAACAAAAGAACTAACAACCTCGTCTACAAATACTACTTATACAGCAAGAGTGGGAGGGGCAAGTGATAATTTTATTGTAGATAGAGTAATTCGGGTTACAACTACCGATGGTAATGATATGACAATTACTGTTCCTGATGGAAAGTATTATGGTCAGAGGTTGTTGGTTATTTTTGAAGTTGAAGGAAGTGCTGAAACAGTAGATGTAAGTACTACAACAGGTGATGACGCCACCCAAATGACTGCTGCCGGTGGTTATTCAGATTTGGTCTGGATGGGCAGTACTCTCGGTTGGGTAGAGTTGAACAACGAAGCCACATAAGAAAGGGAGTAAATTATGTCTAAATTTGTGCACAGAAGATTAAATATTGTCCCTTCATTTGGTGGTTCTAATCGAGTTACAATACCAGCAGACCCCTATCAAATAAGAGGAGGTACTGGTACTGATGGGGCTACAAGTGTCCCTTGTAGGGAATGTATTATATCCTGCCCCAGTGGAAGTTCTAATATTAAAGTAAGAATAGACGATACTTGCACGGCAACTACAGGAATAAAAGTTCCTGAGCAGGGATTGGCTAATGAAGGTGAGATGTATTTACGAATACCTATTGATGATTTGAATAGATTGTATTTTATTGGTGAAGCAGAAAATGATGTTATTGATATACTTTATTGGGGCTAATTATGGCGAGGCTGAAGAGGAAAAGGGATAAAGCAAGAGAAAGGAAATATGGTAGGCATAGTCCTGCTGGGTATCGTTATCTTCAAGAGGAGAAACGTAAAACAAAACCCGTTTATTTTAAGAATATAAGAACAAAAACCACCGAGACTCGCCTTCGTGAAGCTGGTTTGTCTGAAGAGGATTTGAGAAGTATTGGTATGGGAAGAAAGCGAATTAGAAGGAAAAGATAATGGCCAATCGTAATATGCCCAGCCCAATCAAGGGTGTGAGTGAGGCTCTTGACCCCTCAAAGCAATTTCCTTTAACGTCTGGTTATATGAACAATGTTCGTGCAATAGATGTTCTTGAAAAACAATTACGCATTGGTCAACGGCCTGGGCTTGATAAGGTGTTTGATGAGCAAATTGGTGGGGCTTCTTTACCTATAATTGCAATTTGTACAATTACTACTATAGATTGATTATGGCTGAAACACTAAGAGACTATTATAATACTGGAAATGATGACATAAGGGGGATAACGGATACCACTTGGTATGGTCAGACTTTTCTTACAACTGAAGATTATTTAATAACAAAAGTTAAATTATTGTTATACCGCTCAGGTACGCCTGGGACGGTTACAGTAAGTATTCGGGCTACAAGTGCAGGATTGCCGACAGGTGCAGACTTAACATCTGGAACAACAAATGGAGATACTTTAACTGAGGATAGTGGAGGGGAATGGCGAGCAATAACTTTTTCATCGTCTTATTTATTAAACAGTAGTACTACTTATGCAATAGTTATAAGAAGTGAGGCTGCTGGATTACGTTGGAATTGTGATTCGTCCTCCCCAAGTTATGCTGGAGGTTCTGATGTCCATAGTGTAGATAGTGGTGCAAATTGGGATGTAACTACTTCAAATGATTTTATGTTTGAAACCTGGGGAATAGACAATATTCCTACAGATAAAGTATATTCAAAAAAGATTGTTGCTATAGCTAATAATGAATTATGGTATGAGTCAACTGCCGGAACAATGGCTGAATTAGCTGCGGCTAACGGTGGTATAAGTACATCTAACCCACTAACAATAGTTGAGGCTTTTCAGAAACTTTTTATAGCTAATAAGAATAATCTTAAAGTAGCTGATTTTATTAATACAAAAATAGCTACCGATAATGTAGGCACTCATCCGCCCGACCCTGGGACTATTCTAACTGGGGGTACTTCTGGTGCTAAGATGGTTGTAGATTATATTACTTCTACAACAGCAGATGCGGCGTGTACTATTTATGGGAAAAGGACTACTACTGCCACATTTAGTAGCGGTGAAACAGTGACAGGTACAGATGATGATAGTAACTCTATATCGTTTGCTACGTCTGCCGCTGAAACTGCCCCGCCTCATTGGTATGATTGGACTGTATTTGGTCAGGACTCAGCATTTGGTACAATGCCTGATTCTGCTTATTTAGTATGTAGATATAGGGGTAGGTTAGTTTTATCCGGCAACCCTAATTATCCTCATCAATGGTATATGAGTAAAATTGGATTTCCGTTTAACTTCTTGTATGGGACAAATGACCCTATGACGGCTGTTGCCGGAACTAATGCGGACGCAGGGGAACTTGGGGATATTGTTCGGGCTTTGATTCCATTTGGTGACGACTTTTTAATCTTTGCTTGTGCTAATTCTATACATTTGTTAGACGGAGACCCTGTATCCGGCGGGTCTATTGATGAATTGGATAATAAAACGGGAATATTTGGCCCGTGGGCTTGGTGTAAAGACGGTGTTGGAAATTTGTGGTTTTATGGTACTGGTGGTTTGTATAAAATGACGGGAGGTCGTTCTCGACCGATAAATGTTTCTATTTCACATTTACCTAAATTAGTTACTGATTGGGAAGCAGTACCAGGAACTCATAGAGTGGTTCTAACCTATGACCCATTTAGGAATGGGATAATTATCTCAAGAACTACATTAGCTGACGGGACAAATCTTAATTATTGGTATGACTTAAAAACCGAAGGATTTTATCCTGAAACATATCCCGCCGCTTGTGGTATATTTTCATCTGCCTACTATGATTCTGACGCAGCAGGAACAAAGGGTTTGGTGTTAGGCTGTAATGACGGATATATAAGAAACTTTTATGACGCAAGCAAAGATGATGATTCCGGTGCAAGTAATACAGCAATATCATCTTATGTTACTTGGCCTATTGAACATCTCGCAGAAGATAATGATAAGGAAGGTCTGTTGACCTCTTTGGTTTTTGAATTACACAAAGCTAATGATGCAGAGACTTGTCTGGAAAAAATTAAAGACGGGGATACCCCATTTTCCAGTGGTACATTATCCGGAACAGGTAGAAAAAATAGAATACGTACAAGAGTAAGAGCAGCCTATTTAGGCTTAAAGTTGTCCAATTCAACTGAATCAGAAACCTGGAGTATTAACAGAATCTTTGGAACAGTAAGAGAAGTGGGCAAAATAAAATAAGGATAAAATAATGGCACTAAGTCTTAGTAGTTTAATGGAAGATTGGCAAAAGAAACAAGAAGGGGCACGTCTTGCTAATCTGAAGGGGCACGTCTTGCTAATCTTAAAAGGTCTGAACAAATTACTGCTATTTATGATGAGATTATAAAACGCTATGAGCCTGGTGGTACTTTTGGAAAGGCGGCTTTAGGGCAGTTAGAGAAACAGAAGATTCGGGATGTTGGTGGGGAGATGCAGCAAATGATTTCTTCCGGCTTATACGGTACAACTACTGCTGCTGGTGCCGGCCGTAGATGGGAAGAGGCTGTAGGTGCTCCTGCAAGGCTACGCCTTGAGGATATTATGATGCAAAGGTTATCTCAAGCTCAGGTAGGTAAAGCAGGTTTTATGGAGCGTATTGAAGAGCCATATCCCGATTATGCTATGATGGCAGGTTTGATGCAGCAAGGTGCTGCTGGTGGCGGGGGATATAGGCCGATGCCCAGACAAGAGGCAACTAAAACCCCATCTCCCTGGGAAGCCGGTTATATGGGAGGTGGTTGGACTCTTGGAGCGGGGTTGGGAGTTAGAAAGGGGAAAGAAACCGGCTATACTTATCCATCTCAACCCGCTTATAAAACCCCTACTACACCAACTACTCCGTCTGCTGGTATTTATTCTCAAGCAACGGCAGCAGCCCCAACACCACAAGAAGTTGGTATGACAGGTGGAATGGGAGCTTTACCAGGAATGAAACCCCCGATGACTCCGAGGGAAGCTATGCGTAAGTTTTCTACTTATGAAGAATTCTCGTCTTGGGCAAAGGGTCGAGGATTAGTTTCAGGCTCTAAACGAGAGTGGGCTGCCGTTAAGAAACGAGTTGGATAATAATTAAAAAGAAAACTCATGGACGTTATTACTCCAAAAAATTGCGATATTTCCGTAAAAAAAGCCATCCAGCAGCTAAAGTCTGCAATCAAATATGATAAAAATAAAACATTTAGTAATCTTACTTTAACTGACTTAACAGCGAGTAGATTGGTTGCTACTGGGGGGAATAAGGAGTTTGAGTCTGTTACCGACTTGGCCGCCTGGATAGCGGGAACAACAAACAGAATAATTGTTTCTGATAACGGTAATGGAACAATAACTCTTTCTTGTCCACAAGATATTCATGTGGATGCTACACCAGAGTTTGCTGGTATTACTATTAAAGATTCAAGTGATAATGTTATCTTTTATGTAGACGATAATGAGCTTTATTTTCCAGCAGCACCGGCTGATGGCTTAACGGGGCAATCGATGGGGTTATTACTTGCTTTGACTTATTCATCGTAAGGAAAAATTATGGCTTTGACGATAAACATATCAAAAGTGTCCGTATCTAAACAGATGGAAGGTTTATGGAATATTACATTGAACCTTAAATGTGAGGATACAACAGAAGTAATAAACCAAGACTTTAGTATAAGGTACAGGACTGGACAGGATATAACAGAAGTAATAAATAAAATACAAAACAAAATGCAAAAATGTATTGATGATTATAAATCCGAGCGGCAAATATTTAACCATCAAAAACTTGATGACGCTATCGTAACTTTACAAGAAAATTTGATTGGTTAAGGAGGTGATGTCTTATCGCAGATAACATAACAATTACTGAAGGTGCGGGAACCAATATAAAAACTGACGATGTAGGTGGTGTTCATTATCAACAAGTTAAGCTTGT